TACTCGAGGGCAATGCGAGCGGCCGCGTCGCCTCGAGCATCTGGAGCCCCGGCGACACGCCCGCGGTCAAGATATTGAGGAGCTGCCCGGTTGCCTGCATCGGCAGCCCGTATTGCTGCATCAAGGTTTGCCCGAGCTGGTTGATGGCTTGCGCTTGCTGCCCGGCGAGCTGCGGCCCGAGCATGCCGATACCGGCCGCGCCTTGCGCCGCTTGCTGGACGTTTTGCCCGCCTTGCTGGAGCGCCTGAAGGAACGGGAGCAAGCTCCCGCCGATCGCCGCTTGCCCCTGCGCCGCTTGCTGCACGCCTTGGCCGGCCCCGGTCAGCCCCGAAATCGCTTGCTGCGTAATGTTGCCGAGGGTGCCGGCGGCTTGCCCGGCACCGCCAATCGCCGCTTGCTGGAGATTGCCGAGGGTGCCGGTCGCCCCGGCCAATCCCTGCAACGCCGCTTGCCGGTTGGCCGCTTGCTGCTGCGCCATCTGACCGGCGAGATTCGTCATGGCTTCGTATTGCGCTTGCGTCGCGGCGCCGCCGCCCTCGAGCCCGCGCGCTGCGGCCCCGGCCCCGACTTGCTGCATCACGCGGCGCGCAGCTTGCTGGTACAAATCCTCGCCCTGGATCGGCGACGCCATCTGCTGCGCGAAGCGTTGCGCGAGATTCACCCCTTGCTCGGCGCCAGCTTGCGCCGTGCCACCGGAAAGGAGCTGCTGCGCGCGCGCGAGGGCCGCTTGTGCGCCTTGTTGCGCCGGGCCGCCGAGCGCGCCTTGTGCCGCCGTCAAGGCTTGCTGCGCGGCGCTCATGCCTTGTTGCCCGGCTTGCTGCAAGCCCGGGAAGAGCCCCTGCATTTGCCTGTAAAGGTCCTGGGCGCCGGTCAATCCTTGCTCTGCTGCGGTCAGCCCCGCTTGCCCGGCTTGCTGCCATCCCGGGAGCTGCCCTTGCGCCGCCGCGATCGCTTGCCGGAGCTGGTCGACGGCTTGGCCGCCTTGGGTCGCGACTTGTTGCCCGATGTCGGTCGCGCCCGAGATCACGCCTGGGGCGTACTGTTGAATCTGGCGGATCGCGGAGGCGAGCGGCCCTTGTGCCTTCCCGCTCATGATTTGCTCTTGCAGGCGTTGGGCTTTCTTGCCGGTGCCGAGGCCGAGCCCCATCAAGAGCGGCGAGAGCTGTTGGCGGGAAATTTGCCCCGCCGTCCGAAAGGGAAGGCCACCGTATGGCGAGCCAATCGACGTGCTCGCCTGCTGCTTCCCGTAGGCGCGCAGCCGCTCGGGATTCCGGCGGGCGTGGTAGCGGCGAGAATCGTGCGCGATCATGACGGACGCTCCGCGACGTCGGCCGCGAGCGCGTCAATCGACCGCATGATGGACAGCGCCGTGGTCACATACCCGCGCTCGGTCCATTGCGTGTCACTCGGGACCACACGAGCCTCGGCGACCGTAATCCCGTGGCGCCGGCAGTAAGGTATCAGACCGTCCCGAAAGAGGGCACGTGCAATTCCGGTCTTGCGGTGCTCCGGCACAACATATAACCACTCGACGAAGAAAGTGGCCGGTGGCTCGCCAACCGCCCGCGTCCACACCTCGCCCGCAAGAAAGCCCCTCACGTCGCGATCGGTGGCGAGCCACACGTTGCAACTCGGATCACTCTGTAAGCGTTCGTCCCACTCGGCAGCGTAATGCGCCGCGGCGCTCTCCGGGTCAAACCGCGGGTACGCGTCGGGAAACCGCGCTTGGTGCTCAGTGATGAACGCCGCGAGCATGGCGCGGAGCCAGCGGATATCGCCCGGGATGGCGGTGCGAACGACCCTCACGGCTGGCCCCCCTCTCCCTCCCGCACCTTCCGCGGCCGGCCGCGCGGGCGCCCCGTCGGCACGTAGGGTTTCCGGCGACGGCGGCGCGGCGCGGGCTCCGCGTGCGACGGCCCGCCGTTCCCATTCGCCGCCGCCATCGGCGCGGGCTCCGGCGGTACCTCGAGCGCGGGGGCCGGCTCGAGCGCGGGAGCCGGCGGCCGCTCCGCCGCGCCCGCAATCACCCCCTCGAGCGGGAGCACATAGTGGACGAGATAGGGAAACCAGCCGCGTTTGAGCCATTGCTCGTCGCCCGTGAGCGATGCCAGCTCGACGTGGGTAATGCCGAGCTGCGCCAAGTCGACGCACGCGAATCGGACCAGCGCCCGGCCGACACCGCGCCCGCGCAGCCCGGGCGCCACATAGAGCCAATGCGCGGCCCCGTAGCGCGTCGGGTAGCCGAGGACGCGCTCGGATACCTCGCCGCCGAGAAAGCCCAAGAGCTGGCGCGTCTCGTCGTCGACCGCGACATAGAGGAGTAGCCGCGGGTCGACCCCGATGCGGCCGGCTAGATGCACCGTGAAATCGTCAAGCGTGCCGGCATCATGCGTCGGGTACTTGACGAGCTGGTGCGCTTCCAGCTCGGCGACGAAGTGCGCAAAGCCGACCCGGATCGCCGGCAAGTCCTCATAGATTGCGTGGCGGACGATCATGCGAGCGTCGCAGCCTCCGGCGGCGGCGGTGGGGGAGCCGCGAGCACGGGCTCGGCCACGTGCTGCGCGGCTTCGTCGGCGGTCGCATAGGGGCCAACCGACGCGCAGAGAATCGCCCCGAGCGGCGCACTCTCGAGGATGGCAGCAACGGCATAGTAGCCGGGCGTCTCCGCGAGCATGCGCGCGACAAAGCGTTGCACGGGCGCCCCACGCGGCGTGGTGACCAATTCGTAGCCGTCAAACGCAAATGGCATGCTTACGACTTTCCACCGATGGTTAGAGTCATGATCGCATAGCTAACGGTCCGGTTCGCGCCGGAGCCATTCGTGAACGTCGCGCGCAGATTGCAGAGATTGGTTAACGGCACGCAGCGGACGACGTCCCAGGTCGCTTTGACTGTGCTGTAATCCGACGCCAGGTTGTACCAGGATGCGCCGTTCGTGGCGTTGTCGTACTCGATATTCAACCCGCATCCGAGGCCGGCATTGCCATCAACCACGGCGTGGAGGGATATCAGCGCCCAGCTCGGATAATTCGGCGTCCGCAGCCACGGATGGCTCGGAAGCTGGTTAAAATCTCCGCCTGCCGAATCATTCCACACGGTATCAAAGTTGATGTAATCCGTGATGCCGGACCCAATGAGTTGCGAGGTCGAGCGCCACATGCCCGCGGAATAGCTGCGCGACTTGGCCCAGCTCGGCACCGTCAATGTGCCGATTGAATCAAGGAGCAGGTATTGCACGTAGTTTCCCGTCCCGGCGGGCGCACGCCACACAATGAACTGATCCGATGAGTAGTTACTCTGGAGCAGCCACGCGGGTTTGGTGTTGTCATAGTTCCGCGTCCCTATGACGTTCCATTGGATATCCGCGGACGATACGCCAGTGAGGAGCGTGAAGCGTGACGTCAACGCGAGCACGCTGCCCGAATACGTTTGCACGGTCGGGCTCGGATACGTGCCCGCCAAATCGCCGCTCATCGTCTTGGCACTCGCCGCGAGTTTCGGGAGCGTCACGGCGCCGTCGGCAAGCTTCGCGGTCGCGACCGCGGCGTCGGCAAGGTCGACGGTCGCGATGCCACCGTCGGTCAGCTCGCGCGAGCCGATCACACCGGGCGCGAGCTTGGACCCAATAATCGCGTTGTCGGCAATGTTGACGGTATCGACGCCGGTATTCCACGCGGAGTACAGTAAATCCAGGTCGGCATCGACTTCCGTCGCGAGAATGTTGGTGTATCCTGCCGTGATCTTCGTTTGATACGTGTTCGTGTTGCCCTGCTTGAGTGGGCGTTGAATGATTGCCATTAGCGAGTGTCCCGCGCCGATGGTTGCACACGTAATTCCATATCGCGCAAGGCGATTCCGACGGCGTCGGTATGTGTGAACGACGCCTGAAACGCCCGCGCCCGTAGCTCGGGCACCGGCAGCTCCAGCTCTTCCAAGTCAAGCCCCGCAACCCCCCATTGCGCCACGTTCCATTGTGCGACGTTCCATTGCGCGGTTACCGGCGCTTTGAATGGCAGCACGCCGGTGGCAGACGCGGCTTCGTCGCCGGATACCGTCACCGCAACCGAGGTGTTGGCGTCAACGCGCGCAACCATCCGGAGGCGCTTCGCCAACTTTGGCACCAGCGGCGTGCCATCATCCAGGTACGCGGTGCGCGCGTAGGACACGATCGGCACGGGCGGCACCCCATCCTCGACGTACGACCCGGTCTGGTCGAGCAAGAGGATAGTTCCCGCTCCGAGCGCCGCCCATTGCCGGTCATCCTCGTTCGGATGATTCTGCCAGCGCGTGCTCGCGCTATACGCGGGCGTCGTATGCGGCCCCCACCATGCCGGCGGGTCGCCGAGCCCGCGGCGTAAATCGAGCCACCATTGCTGCGTCGGAAATATCGCGCCCGGCGGTGTGATCGCGAGCTTGTAGAAGCCGCGATGAAAGATCGCCCATGAGGACGCGCGGAAATTCGCGGGAATCGCGCGAATCGCGTTTTCAATCGGCCAGCCGATATCCTTGGGCTCGCTCGACGACGGGGTAATCAGATACACGCTCCGCTTGCCGCAGAAGATGACGCCCGCGAGTGTCGGCACAATCGTTCGGTCACCCGGACAGCCAATCTCGCCGGAGAGCTGCGCCAAGCTCGCGTTGGGGTCGTCGTACGAGAGATCGCCTTGCCACATCCAGGTCGAGATCGCGGTAAAGATCGCGAGCGGCGCGGTCGGCACCGCGACCGCCGACGAGAGCGGCACGACGGCAAGCCCGGTCACCGTGTCGCCGATATCACGCGTCAACGCCGTGGCGGGGTAAAAGAGCGCTTGGTCACGCGCGAGCTGCTCGAGCCCCGGCACGAGCACCGCCGACGCCCACACCCGATTCGCCTCGGCGCCCGGGCCACCGGCCCCGTAGAGGCAGCCGCGGTGCGCAATCAACCGCGAGCCGCGGCGCTGCACCGTCGACGGAATCGGCACCACCGTGGTATCAACCGTCGGGTCGTCGTAGAGCGCAAACACGGCGGCCGTATTCACCGCGACACCGTTGGGCGTTTGGTCGTGTGCCCCCTCAATCATTTGGTCGGCGCCCGCGACAAACAGGTGCCATTGCTGCCCGGCCGCGAGCCCGCCGCTCGGCGAAGTGAATTGGAGCCGCACCCGGCTCGACCCGTCGGTGGTCACGGTGCGCACGCTTCCAATCTTGACCCATTGGTTGTTGGTGGTGTCGAGGATTGCCCACCGATACGAATAGGCCCCGGCAACCAGGTTCGAGTTTGCGTCGGCAACGAAGGTCGCCGCTTGCCCGGTATCGTCGGCGAGCGTCAATTGCAGCACGTTCACCGCGGCGTCGCCGAGGTGGACGTACTTAATCGCGTCGGTATCGTTGCCGATGTAGACCGTGTCGCCAAGCGACGCGAACCCATAGCGCGCGCTCGGCGTCGTAAACGTGCCATTGCTGACGGCGGTAAATGCGCCATCGTCGACCGACACGTAGAGAATGTCCGGCCCCGTCACCATGCACGCCATGGCGAAGAGGTAGCGGTGCCCGTCGGAGCCCTCGTTGATACCGAGCCGGTCGACGTAATCGACCCCCGCCGGGAGCGTGCGCCACACCGTCGAGCCGCGACGCTTGGTCAAGACGTAGGTCGGGTCCGGGACCCAATTGTTGGACGCGACGAGAAAGCCGGGCGGCACAAACGCCGGGTCAATTGACACGATGACGCCGGTAAAATGGCGGACCGGGATTTTGTGCTCTCTGTCGTCCGCGCCCGGCATCTACCACCCTTGCGGCCAGCCGCCCGACCAGCCGCGCCAGGGCGAGCGGAACACGGCCGGGTCGAGCGGGATATCGCTCCGTTGCGCGCGGAGCGGCGCGGCGCCGCGGCGAATCGACGCAAGCAGCGTATCGCGATTCGCCGCCTCTTGCTGCGCCCGCGCGTCGCGCTCGTGCTCGAGCGCAAATACATACACGGCTTGCACGAGATAGTTATGATACGGAAAGACCGGAATGTCGCTCGGCTCTGCGGGCGGTGCGGGCTCGGGCGGGAGGCGGCGGTATCGCAGCAGCGCACTCACGATGTGCCCCGTCGGGTCGGGCGCAAACGACGCCGAGGTATCGGAGCGCGAGACGGCGAAATAGAGCGGCGGCGAGCCCGATTGCATGCCCGGCCCCGAGCGAGCAGCCAGCTCCTCGGGCGACAGCTCGAGCGCAAACGTGTTCGGCGTCGGGTTACCGTCATTCGAGAGGATTTGCAGCGCATGGTCATCCACCGCCGTCATGAAATCCGCCGGTAACGCCACCGTCGCCCCCGTAATCGTGAGCGCCGCCGACACGTAGAGAAACGGCCAATCCGCGAGCGTGTAGAGCTCGAAGAGGTGTTGACTCAAGAAATCCGCAGCATCGGCGTCGAGCGCGCGGTTGCCCGCACGGTTTAACGCGAGATCACGGATTCTCTGCCTGGTGTATCGGCCCGGCGGTATCGTTGGCATGCTCAAACGCCCCACCGTCGGGCGACGCCGGCACTCCTATTTCGCGGCGTAGTTGCGCCAGGGCGGCGGTATAGACTTTCACTTGGCGCTCCTCGAAGCTCGCGACGGCGTCGAGCAGTGCCGTATTGTTGGCGTGCACTTGGGCGTCGAGGGCAGCGCTCGCCTCGGTGAGTTTCCGGCGTAGCTCCTCGACTGTGTGCGCCGTAAAGGCAATCGAGCCCTGCTCGCCTTCGCGGGTCACCCGCGTCAATTGCCCGGAAAAGGGCGGGTGCTTCGTCGGTCCCTGTCGCATCGTCACGCCCGCTGAATGGCGGCTGCCCGCTCGGCAATCGTGACGCCCGTATCGAGGTCAGACGTCGGATGCACTTGCCGATCCTCACTCATGCGCTCCGCTTCCATTTGCCGGTGCTCGAACACCATGCGGAGGATTGTCCGCGCGGTGCATTCCCATTCCGTCACCTTGCCGACGTACTTTCGCTCGTTGATCGTCACGTACCAGATACCGCCGCGCCCATCCGCGCGTTTCAGCACGGGCACGGTAATCGTCACTCTCTGGCACCCCGGGTGCAGCTCGGGATGCGTCCGGCGTTTGAGCCACGTGGCGCATGCCCGGGCGTGCGCCTTGCCCTGGTCGTCGTCGGCTCGGACGTTGTCCCGGTACGACTGCCCCACCGCAACGACCATGCACCAGGGTGCCGGGGCAAAGCGCGGGTGGTCGAGCGCCCACGCAACAAGGTCCTCCGAGTCCCAGCTCTCGAAATCTTCCTCGGGCTCAGCCGGCACCGGAGCGAGCGGCGAGCTATCTGCCACCGGCACCGGGTTATCGGGGAGCGGGTGCTTACGCGGCCGTCCCATCTCACGAGAAGGCCGACGCGCACTCGAAGCGCCGATAGAAATCGACGTTTAAAATGCACGTCTTGGTCATGAATTTGAATCCGGCTTTCCTTCTCTGCTGCAACGGGTCGGAGTCCGATGCGGTGGCCGGCGTCAAGGTCGCCTGCACGCGGGAGCCGAGCGCGGGCACCGCAAAGGAGTTCTTGCCGAAAATATAGCCAATGTGGACGTTAATGGTCGCGGGCAGGTCGGCACCGGCCGGAGCGCCGCTCGCGTTCGATGCAAAGGTCGCGGCCGGGAGCGACGTCGCGGTCATCACGACGGTGTACGTGGTGGTCGTGCCGGCGGTCTTGAGCACGTTGCCCGCGGCAAGCAGCGGAATCGCGCCACCCGGCTGTGAGACATAGAGATTGTAGCGCCCCTCGGGAGCCGCGGAGTCAATCGTGAAGGTAACGACGAATGCCGCCGCGTTGGTCACGTTCGCGGTGACAATCTGCTTCGTATCGAGCCCGGTCACCGGATCGGCGAGCGCGGCGGTTACCTTGACGGTCGAGCCGGCCGTGAAACCGGTTGTGCCCGCCGGGACGGTCGTGTTGGCGGCCGCCGCAACACCACCCGCACCGGTCGCGAGCTGCGACATGATCGGGAGCAGGTTCGAGCGCTTCCAGCGCACGCCGCGCCACCGGCCCACCTCGGCGTTAAAGAGCGCGGTGGTCTCGGCGTACACGTGCGAGCTGACAAAGGTCGAATCCTTCGCCAAATCCTGCTCGGTGTATGGGTCAAAGACGCCGCCGTACATCGCGCCCGCAAAGCTCGGGGCGCCGAGCTGGCGGAGCGTCGCGACGATGCCCGAGACGAAATCCGTTCCGGGCGTGTCACCTGCGACGAGCGCCGACCGGGACGTCTTATTGTTCGGCATCACGACGACGCCGCCCGCCATCAACACGCGCTGAATCTCGCGGTCTTGCAGCTCCGCCGAGGCGTTCCCGAGGCGGTCTTTTGCCGCCTGCAAGGCGGGGTGCTTGGTGGTCATCAGCGCCACGTCAGACAGCGTGGTCACCATGCCCCATTGCTCGAGCACCGCGGTCACCTTGTTGACCACTAACGCGGTGCTGTCCGGCGTCACGCCCTCGGTGATCGGCGTGCCCGGCAGCGGGAGCCGCTCATAGCGCTGCGCGCTATAGGTCTTGCCCTCGCCCTCCGGCATGTTCGGCGTGTCGCCCATGTCCTGAAAGACCGTCAATTTTTCGGCGACGGCGAGCAGCTCATCTTGCAACCAGAGCGGTGCAAGATCGTTGACGAGGGTGGTGCTAGTGGATAGCCCCGGATCGGTGTAACTATAAGTCGTGCCCGCCATCGCGCGGCCCTCCCTCTCCGCTTAGAGTGTTGCGCCCTCGAGGACTTTCCGTTTTTCCTCGAGAGATAGGCGGGCAAATTCCTCTCTCGTCTGCGGTGCCCGCGGTTGCTTGGTTGGCTCCGGCCCGGCCTTTTGCACGGTCGCGCCACCCTCGGTAACGGCGGCGGCGGCATTCGCGGCGCGGCGTTGCTGCTCGCCAGCGCGTTCCTGCTCGCGCTCGGCAAGTAGGGTATCCATGTATTTCGGGTCCTCCATACGGCGCGAGCGGACGGCGGCAACCGCTTGCTTGCGGGTGATCGTTTGCCCACGTTGCCGGTACTCGAGCCGCAAGCGGTCGACTTCCTCTTGCATGGTCTCGTATTTCGGCACCTCTTGCCGCGCTTGCAGCAGGTCGACCACGTCGGCCATGCCCTCGAGCCCGTTGAG